GATGGCCGAAACATTAAAGGTATCACGCGGCGGATATTATCAGTGGGTAAGGCAGGGATTTAAGACGCGCAGGCAGTTAGAGGACGAATATTATTCCGGGTTGGTCAAGTTGGAATTTGAGCGTTCAAGGCGTACCTATGGCCCACGCCGTTTAGTCAGGCAGATTTCAAAGGTACACGGAATCAGGATTGGCCGCAGGCGTGTGGAAGAGTTGATGAGGGAACATCATCTCGTGCCGAAAACAGTCAGGAAGTTCAAAGCGACCACCGATTCCAATCACAATTATCCAGCATCCCCCAATCTGCTCTCCCGAAATTTCAAGATGGACAGGGTGAATCAGGCATGGGTCAGCGATATCACTTACATAGCAACCGATGAAGGCTGGCTGTATCTTGCCGCCGTGATGGATCTATATTCCGGAAAGATCGTCGGATGGGCAATGGAGGAACGCATGACGCAGGAGCTTGTAATCAGCGCGCTGCGACAGGCCATAAATCGCTATTCACCGCCACGAGGAGTGTTGCTGCATTCCGACCGCGGCGTCCAGTACGCTTGTAAGCGCTATCGCAATTTGCTGCGCTCCCGCGGCTTCGTGCAAAGCATGAGCCGCAAAGGTAACTGTTGGGACAACGCGCCGATGGAAAGCTTCTTCGGCACACTTAAAACCGAGCTTGTTTATCATGAGCATTACAAAACAAGGGCCGAAGCGCGCCAGTCTATCTTTGATTATGTCGAGGGGTTTTACAATCGTATCCGACTTCAACAGAAGCTTGGCTATCTTTCTCCGGTAGATTTTGAAATGCTAAGCTTGGCGGCGTAATTCAGCGCTTCTTCCTGTCCGATGAAGCGGGACGGGGTCACTGCCCGACAAAAATCAAAAGGTGATCACCATGAACGGCGCCGGGATCGGCGGCGACGTGGAGGTTCCTGTCAACGGACACTACGACGCCATGACGCTGGAAATGACTTTCCGCAACTACTCTCCCCGTGTCGCCCGCCTGCGCGAGCACCGTCGCCACAATATTGAGCTTCGTGTCGCACAGCAGAACGAGGATCGCGTGGCCGGTCAGATCGTGACGGACGCCGTGAAGCATGTGTTTGTCGTCATCCCCAAAAGCGCGACCGGTGGCACCGTCGCCCCCGCCACGGCCGGGGATATGACGATCGCATCCTCCGTGCGCTACTGGGCCACGTTTGTCAACGGCAAAAAGGTCGACGAGCTTGATCAGCTAAACCGTGTCGATATCGTCAACGGTATCGACTATGACGCGCCCGTGAGAAAGGCGCTCGGTAAATAAACCAACGCCGGAAACGGCGCGAATATGAAAGGAGCTTCCCCATGAATAACGATGGATCCAGCAACTTCCCCGCAGGCATTGATGCCGACGAGTTTTCAGTGGCCGAAAAGGAAGCGGAAAGCACTGCAGGTACCTTTACGCACACTTTCAGAAAACCCTTTGCCTATATGGGCAAGACATATACTGAGCTGCGTTTCGACTGGGAAAGTCTGACCGGACGGGACAGCCTCGCAATCGAAGCGGAACTGCAGGCGCTCGGTACGCCGGTGATCGTGCCGACCTTTTCGGGCGCATACCTGATCCGCATGGCGGCGAAAGCGTGTACGGAGAAAATCGGCGCCGATGCCTTTGAGTTGATGCCGCTTTCCGATTACAACAAAATCAGGAGCGCGGCCCGCTCTTTTTTGCTGGCGGCGGAGTAGTCGGCGGCGACGGCGGCACATGGCTCCGGCGGCAATGCCTTATACTGGCACAAACAAACAATACTCCGGTATCATTTTGGCTGTCCCTGCCCCTCTCGCAGTTATGCGGGTGGATCAGGGACAGCAATTTTATTCAAAAGTCCATCAAGGCGCAAATGAAAAACCATGGAAATAAATGATTGCTCGAAGGGAGGGCACGCATGGCCAGCAGGAAAGAGTATGAGATGCTATTCAAGCTGAACGCACAGCTTGGAAGCAGCTACACGGGAACGTTTACCAAGGCACAGCAACAGCTTATTGGCATGCAGAAAGAGATTGAAGCCCTTTCTAAACGGCAATCTGATATCACGGCATATCAAAAGCAGCAGTCGGCGGTTGAGGCTACTCAAAAGAAGCTGGAGGTCCTTCAGCAGCAGTACGACAATATCCAGAAAGAGATGAGCGAGACAGGGAATTACTCCTCTGACCTCGCTAACAAGATGCTCGCCAAGCAGCAGCAAATCGACAAAACAAACGATTCGCTCACCACCCAGGAACAGAAGCTCGGACAGATGAGTGCCGCGCTGCGAGATGCGGGCGTGGACACGGGCAATCTCGGCAAGGCGAGCGCGGATCTTTCTTCCGAAATTGAAAAACTCAAACAGAATCAGGAAGCCGCGGCGGAAAAGGCCAATAATTTCGGTGCTTCCTCTGTTCAGGCATTTCAGGCAATTCAACAGGCCATTGTCGCCGCCGGTATCGCAAAGGCGCTCAAAGAGATTTATGAATGGTTTGCCGACTGCGCCGGCGCCGCTATGGATTATGAGCAGGTAATGGCAGGCGTCCACCGCACCGTCGGCGGCACCGATCAGGTGCTGGCCGCGATTTCCGCTGAGTTCAAGGAAATGTCCGTAGAAATGCCGATTACGACATCGGAACTCGGGAAGATCGCGGAAACGGCCGGACAGCTTGGTATCGCGCAGGCTTATGTGACTGAGTTTACCGAAGTAATGGCAATGCTCGGCACTACCACAGACTTGACCGCCGACAACGCCGCTACCATGCTCGCGCAGTTCGCCAACATCACCGGGCTTGACCCGAAAGATTACGCCCGGCTCGGCGCCACCGTCGCTGACCTCGGCGACGCGACAGCCACCACTGCGTCAAAGGTCGTCGATATGTCTCAGGGCCTCGCGGCAGCGGCGTCAATCGCCGGCATGAGCGAAACAGACATACTCGGCATATCCGCCGCGGTCGGCTCTCTTGGTATCGAAGCGCAGGCCGGCAGCACCGCCATGTCCACCCTTATCCAGACGCTTTACAAGGCTGTCGAAACCGGCAAGGGCCTCGAGGACTTCGCGGCAGTATCGAACATGAGCGCACGAGAATTCAAGACTGCGTGGGGAGAAGATGCGGTTGGCGCGATGGACGCTTTTATTCAGGGTCTTAACGATACCGAGCGCAACGGCCGCAGCGCCGTTGTCATTCTTGACGAGCTCGGAATCACGAATGTTCGGCAGACAAAGGCGATTCTCGGTCTTGCGCAAGCGGGCGACCTGCTCTCAAATACGGTTCGACAGGGCAACAAAGCGTGGGAGGAAAACACCGCGCTCCAGGCGAAAGCCGACATCATGTACAGCACTACGCAAAGCCAGCTCGTCATGATGCAGAATGCTTATAACAACCTCAAGGTCGCTATCGGCGACAACTATACCCCTGAGTTGCAGAAGCTCTACAGTATTGGAACGGGCGTACTCAAAGGCGTCACTGAATTTGTCGAGAAGAATCCCGCGCTCGTTAAGTCTGTAACCGCTGCCGCTGGGGTATTCATCGTTGCGACTACTGCTGTAATAGGCCTAAATGCCGCAGTGAAAGTTTTTAACGCGCTTAAGATGGCATCGTTACTGCCTGCTGGTCCTATTATGGCTGCGATTACAGGTGTGGCGTTGCTTACCGCCGGCATTGTGGCGCTCACGTCCGCCTCAAACGAGGCGGTGCCATCTGTTGCCGAGCTTACGGAAGCGGCCCGCGGAATGTCAAAGGCAATGGATGAGGCCACCGCCACCTATGATAAAACCATTTCCTCTACGTTGGCTGCCGCGAACGTCGCGGAAACGTATATCGGAAAGCTTGAAGCGATGGAAGCGGCCGGGATCACGACGGATGAGCAAGCGCAGCAGTATCACAATACGCTTGCCCTGTTGTGCCAAGTAGTTCCGGGAGGAAAGGAGAGCAGGCATGGACGATCAGGCGTGAAGCATCTTCAGTTTAAGCCTTGCATCGAGATGGATGTTGATACCAATGATCAGAGCAAAGAAA